TGAGACGTTCATACCCGGGGAATATGCTGCTTGTGACACCGCTGATAATCGGTTGACCTTTACCGGCGGATCTACGACCGGGGGCGCTGTTGTCTATGAGGATGGGCTTTTCTTATACTCCCATCATGCAACGGACCCCTGCAGTGGGAAGCTGGTTAATGCGTTTGACCTGGTTAGGCTGCATAAGTTTGGCGACCAGGATGATAACGTCGTGCCAGGAACGCCGGCGAACCGGCTACCAAGCTTTACAGCAATGTGTCAGTTTGCGGTCGCTGATCAAGCGGTAACTGGGCTGATGAATCAGGAACGATATGAACAGGCAACCGAAGAATTTTCCAAAGTAAATATTAATGGAACCGTTGAGGGAACCACCAACGTTTTGCCAGAACCAGAGAACCTGGACTGGATCAACCAAATGGAAGTGGCACCGACAACAGGCCTACCGACTAAAACAATCGACAACGTGCTGATCATCCTGGAAAATGACCCCCGACTTAAAGGGAAACTGGCTTTCGATGAGTTCGCTAACCGTGGTTTAGCCATGGGATCCCTTCCCTGGGATGTCAGAGACGAACGCCGGGCATGGAGTGACCCGGATGACGCCGGATTGCTCCATTATCTGGAACATGTTTATAAGATCCAGTTATCGGATAAGCGGCTTTATGCTGCTATGACAATCTGCTCACAACGACACAAATTTAACGACGTGAAAGATTACCTGACCGGTTTAACCTGGGATGGTGTTAAACGTCTCGATACTATTTTCACCGATTATCTGGGCGCTGAGGACAATATTTATACCCGGGCAGTGGCCAGAAAGAGTTTGGCCGCCGCTGTGGCCAGAGCCATGATCCCCGGTACCAAATATGATTACATGCCAATACTGGGCGGGCCCCAGGGGATTGGCAAGAGTACCTTTTTAAGACTATTGGGCCACAAATGGTATTCAGACAGCTTGCAGACCTTTGAAGGCAAAGAAGCCAGTGAAATGATCCAGGGAGTCTGGATTAATGAGTTGGGTGAATTAACCGGGCTTTCCCGGTCAGAAAATAATGCGGTTAAGCAGTTTCTCAGTCGTACTGAGGATATTTACCGGGAGCCATACGGCCGCCGAACAGGAGTTTACCCACGGCGCTGCGTGTTCTTTGGGACCACCAACGATAATGAATATTTAAGAGATCGAACCGGGAACCGGCGATTCTGGCCGGTTGATGTTGGTATCGTGGAACCGACAAAGGATGTATTCTCTACATTAAAAGTTGAAGTGACTCAAATATGGGCTGAGGCTTATGTGGCCTGGCAATTAGGCGAAAAACTGTTTTTGTCTGGCAATGTGGAGGCGATGGCCAAAGAGATCCAGGAAGGACACCGGGAAGTCAGTGGAAAAGAAGGTATTGTCCTGGAATTTCTGGAAAAGAAAATACCCACTAACTGGGAAAAAAGAAACCTTAATGAGCGCCGAATGTTTTGGGCAAGTGAGCACAGCGTTAATGAAAATGATCTCGTGGAGCGTGACAGGGTATGTGCTGCAGAAATTTGGTGTGAGTGCCTTGGCGGGGACCCCAAGTACATGAAAAGGCAGGACACCGTGGAGATAAACGGCATCCTTGAGAATGCCCCAGGGTGGGAAAAAAATAAAGCAAGTTTGCGTTTTGGAAAGCCCTATGGGCCACAAAAAGGATTCTTGAAAACCAGTAATTCAGCGGGTTTGAGTGATAAAATCCTCAAATTTGCAGAGAAAGAGCAGGTTTTGGAGAAAGTTACGTCTAGAGGGGTAGAAAGTTACGTCTAAGTTACGCCTAGACGTAACAACGTAACTTTGATGTAACTTTGAAAGTTACGCCTGAAACCCTTATAAACAGAGGGCTAAAGACTAAACGTAACAACGTAACTTTAATTTATATAAACTAAATAAATAGAGGGATTAGGGATAGCGGTGCATATATGTACCGCCTGTACGTAAATACGCGTATACGCGCGTTACGTGGTTACGTTTAGCAAAATCGTTTTTGAAAGAAGGTTTGATTTATGAGTGAGAAAGAAATAGAGGATTACCTGACCAAGAGAGTGAAAAATATTGGCGGTAGAGCCTATAAATTTGTCAGCCCTGGCAATTCAGGTGTGCCAGACAGATTGGTGTGTCTCCCGGGAGGAAAGATAGTTTTTGTAGAGCTTAAAGCCCCAGGTGAAAAAACCAGACCGAATCAGGATTCTCAAATAAGGAAATTGCGTGATCTTGGATGCGAAGTTTTTGTTATCGACAATAAAGAAACCGTCAACGAACAGGTAGAGTTTTGGAGAGAGCGGCCGTGAAGCAGTTTAACCCCCACGCCTACCAGCGATACTGCATTAACCAGATGATCGTCAATAAAAATCTGGCCCTATGGTTGGATATGGGATTAGGCAAGACCTCAATCACCTTAACCGCAATCAATGACCTGAAATACAACCGGTTCGCAATTACCAAGACCCTGATCATCGCCCCTAAGAAGGTCGCCCAGGGAACCTGGAACCGGGAAAAGGATAAATGGCAACACCTGCAGCTTTTGAGAATATCCCAGGTGTTAGGCAGCCAGATCCAGAGAATCAGAGCCTTAAATCTACCCGCTGATATTTACATCACCAACCGGGAAAACGTCCAGTGGCTGGTTGACTATTACCGGAATGATTGGCCATTCGATACGGTGGTTATCGATGAGGCGTCAAGCTTCAAGAGCCACCAGGCCAAACGGTTTAAAGCTTTAAAAAGTGTCCGACCTAAAATTGACCGCCTGATTGAGTTAACCGGTACCCCGGCCCCCAAAGGATATATTGACCTTTGGGCACAGATCTTCCTGTTGGATCAGGGCGAGCGATTAGGCAAAACCATTACCGCTTATCGAAACCGGTATTTTGACAATGAGAGTTACGGCTTTGGGTACAACATCAAGCCAGGAGCCGAAGATATTATAAGGGATAAGCTGCAGGGTTTGTGTATCTCTATGAAATCTGAGGATTACCTGGACCTACCGGACGTGATTGTGGATGATATCCCGGTGATCCTGGAAGGCAAGGGCAAAACAGCCTACAAGGAAATGGAAAAGAAGATGTTGTTAGAAGTCGACCCCGAAACCATCGTGGATGCTACCAGTGCAGCAGTATTATCAAATAAACTTCAACAGCTTTGTAATGGCGCGATCTATGACGAGGATCATGGCGTTCATGAAATTCACAGTTCTAAGATCGAACGGTTCCTGGAACTGGTTGAAGAACTAAACGGCAAACCGGCCATCGTGTTTTATAGTTTTAAACACGATCTGGACCGGATCCAGAAAGCATTATTAAAAAGCGGCCTGGAAGTTCGAGTTTTCAAGACGCCACAAGATGAGGATGACTGGAACGCCGGAAAGATTGATGTCCTGCTTGCCCATCCAGCCAGTACAGCCTATGGCCTGAACCTTCAAGATGGCGGAAACCATATTATCTGGTTTGGCCTTAACTGGTCGCTGGAACTGTACCAGCAGGCTAATAAAAGACTACACCGCCAGGGGCAGCAGCAGAAAGTTATTATTCACCGGCTAATCGTTGAAGGCGGACGCGATGAAGATATTGCCGCCGCCCTGGAAGAAAAACACGTTACCCAGCGCGATCTGCTGGAAAGTCTGAAAGCAAGAATTGAGAAAGTGAGGAAAAAATAATGACCTTGCAAGAGCGATTAAACCATTACATGGAAAAATATTGTCTATCTGGTGCAGAAATGTCGAAGCGATCCGGGGTACACCCGAATCACATTTCGAAAATTAGACGACATAACGAATACAGCCCCCAAACAGCAAAGAAATTAACAACAGTGTTGGGCGATGTGTGCGAGCAATATGTTATCTATAGCGCCTGCGAATGTGGTAAACAGTACGTTCAGAGATCATCAAACCAGCACCATTGCAGTAGTGAGTGTTCAGAGTATTATACCGGTAGACCGTGGGGGATTAATAAACGGTATAGTGAAAAAAAGAAAGCGAAAACCAAACAGAAGCGGGCTAAAGTGAATTACGCCGAATACAACGAACGGGCCAGATCCCAAGGCCTAAGTTACGGACAATTGCAGGGGGTTGGAAAGGTTAGGGTTGAGATGATAATGCCATGGGAAAAGGATGCTGAAGTATTAAAGGCATTTGGAATTAAAAAAGTCGGTTTCGGTGATATCGGAGATTCGATTGAGCCGGATCTAGAAAAAAGTTGCGAAACCTGTAATTTTAAAAGGTTCCCCCATATCTGTGCTGAAGGTGATTGCGATGAAGGTTATAGTTGTTGGCAGCCAATCGAACCAGAACAATCCGCCAAAGCAGATTCCGGCAAACCCCGACCAACGCTTGTACCGCCGAGCCTAATCAAAGCTGTAGCAGTTATTCGGGGTTATGGAGCCGAGAAATACAGGAGCGATGACAACTGGCGAAAAGTCGAACCGCAACGATACCGGGACGCATTATATCGGCATTGGTTGGCGTACCTGGAAGGCGAGGTTGATGATCCGGAGAGCGGGTTACCGCATATTTGGCATTGCGCCTGCAATATTGCATTTTTGATTGAGATGGAGGATTGAGAAATGAGTTCAGTAAAATTATGTGAAAACTGCCTGCACGATATAAAAACACCGCAGGAATCACCTTGCCTTGAGTGCCGAAAGGGGAGCGGATGGGAAAGTAAGCAAAACGGATGTGAATTTTGCAATTATGAAGAAACAATAAAAATAGGCGATATTGAAATTTCCATATTTGGAATTGATTCTAGAAAAAACTTGACGGTTGATGTCACCGATGTCCATTGCAAGCCACATGAAGCGGTAAATGAAGAAAGCTTTAAAATCAATTACTGCCCGATGTGCGGAAAAATATTGGGCAGGGAGGTATTATGACACCTGAAGTAATAAACGATATTTGTGGTCTTTTGACATGGGTCTCATTGATGGCCACAATTTTAATTTACCACTGGATCAGTTGTAAGTATGGAGGTGACAAATGAATAGAAAAATAATAATTGTGATCTGGCTGGTAACCTTTGGAGTTTCGGTGGGATCATTTGTACATAAGCTTTTCTGTGGTCACTTCGATATGGAAAGACTTAATACAATATTTCTTATTGGCCTTGTGATTATGCAGCATAAACAATTAATGGATATGGAGGAACTATGACACCAGAAGAAAGACAAGCAAAAGTAAAATGGTTAAGCCGGTACCGGATCTTAGAAAATCAGGTTAAACGCCTGGAAGCCGAAGCCGAGCGGTGGCGATCCCGGGCATCAAACACTGTGCCGGCGCCGGTGCATTTTAAATATTATGACAGCAATAAGAAAAGCGATCAGGCGGTTCTGGCAACCATGACCAGGCAGGAGATCCGGCGCAATAACATGATGCCGGTGGTGGTCCATGGGTCAAGCGGAATAGGGATAGACGATTGCATAGCTGAAATTTCTGACATGCAGTGCCAAATTCAAGAGAAAATAACACAGTCGACAAAAGTTAGGTCGGATATCGGAAAAGCCATTGACGCCGTTCCTGATGACAAATTACAACTGTTGCTTTATTACAAGTATGTGGACGGGCTGTATTTTGAGGAAATATGCTGTAAAATGAAATATTCTTATCAGCACGCTAAGAGATTGCACAATGAAGCATTGAAAATTTTGAAACATGAGCCACAATGAGCCATGGATCTGTGAGATTATGGTAGCATGAAATAAAAACGTTGAGGCATCGGGAAACCGGTGTCTTTTTATATGCCCGAAAAGGAGGTGAGGTCAGTGGCCAAAGGAAAATACGAATATTGGCTAACAGACGATGGTCTCACCCTACTGGAAGGTTGGGCAAGAGATGGACTGACTGACGAGCAAATATCAGAAAAAATCGGTGTAAATAGAGATACTTTATATACATGGAAAAAGAAGTATCCCGACATTTCCGACGCCCTAAAAAAGGGAAAAGAAGTAATTGACCGCCAAGTTGAGAACGCCTTATTAAAAAGAGCCCTTGGTTTTGAGTATGAAGAAGTGACCAAAGAGCGAATTGTTGATACTGGACAAGCACAACGACATGATGAATGGCAGGAATTAACCCAGGAAGAATGGGAGTTCGCAAAGAAATACTTTAACCACGAGTGTTGTTATTGCGGGACGATCACCAGTAAATTAACTAAAGACCACGTAAAACCATTGCAGGATGATGGAAAATTGACTTTTGATAATGTGATACCAGCCTGCCAATCCTGCAACTCATCAAAAAAAGACAAAGAAATGATGAGCTGGTATCAAGCAACAAGTTTTTACGATCAGTACAGAATGAGTAAAATCCACAGTTATTTGAATTTTGTGATAGTTCACGGTCAGAATCTTTTCAGAAAAGGCGGATCAGATCGGCTCGTAGTCACAAAAGTTGTCACTAAGATGGTTGCGCCGGACACAACGGCCCAGATATTCTGGCTCAAAAACCGAAAGCCGAACGAATACCGAGACAAGCGAGATGTTGAGCATTCTGGCGATCTGGGCTTAAATAATCCCTTCGAAGAACTGACAAAAGAGCAACTGTTGAAATTGGCAGGGGAAGATGATGGATAAAGAACAAATCGCTTTACAGGCAAAGTTAGAGCTTGCAAGGCGTGAGTTCTATTTTTATTGCCGGACAAAGGCGCCGGGATTCTATAAAAAAGACCGGGTTTACCTGAAGGATCTCTGTAATGAGTTGCAGGATTTTATCGAATCCGATGAAGAAGTTATTGTTATTGCAGAGCCGCCACGCCATGGCAAAAGCCGAACCGGCGGGAACCTGGTTGAGTGGCTGCTGGGAAAAGATAAGACCCGAAAGATCATGACCGGGTCCTACAATGAGACCCTGTCTACCATGTTCTCGAAAAATGTTAGAAACACAATTCAAGAAGAAAAGGCGGATCTGTCAAAACCTGTTTTTTCAGATATCTTCCCAGGGATCACAATTAAACGCGGCGATGGGGCAATGAATCTGTGGAGCCTTGAAGGTGGCTATAATAATTACCTGGCCACCAGCCCGACGGGTACCGCCACAGGATTCGGCTGTAACATCATGATCATTGACGATTTAATCAAGTCGGCCCTTGAAGCAAATAATGCTGATGTTTTAGAAAAGCACTGGTCATGGTTCACAGATACTATGCTTTCCCGACTTGAAGAAGGTGGAAAGATCATCGTCATCATGACGCGCTGGCATAGCAACGATCTGGCCGGTAAGATATTGGACTGGTGTGTCAAAGAAGGCAAAAAACACCGATATGTCAGAATGCAGGCATTGAACAAAGAAACCGGCGAAATGCTTTGTCCTGAGATCCTGAGTCATAAATCATACATGACTAAGGTGTCGGCCATGGGCGCCGACATCGCTTCAGCAAATTACCAACAGGAGCCGATCGACCTTAAGGGTCGTTTGTACAGCCAGTTCAAAACCTATTCAGGTGATCTGCCCGATTTTAAAGCAATCAAAAATTACACTGATACCGCTGATACTGGCGATGACTATTTATGCTCTATAAATTATGGCGTAACGTTCGCCAACGAGGCTTATATCCTTGATGTTCTTTACACTAAGGACCCTATGGAAATAACCGAGCCGAAAACGGCAAGAATGCTGGAAAAAGATAATGTTAATGTTGCGAACATTGAGTCAAATAACGGCGGCCGCGGCTTTGCCCGAAATGTTGAGCGGCTGCTTAAGAATAACAAAACAAAAGTCCAATGGTTCCACCAATCTAAAAACAAGCAGGCTCGTATATTAACAAATGCAACCTGGGTAATGGATCATTGCTATTATCCCGAGGACTGGCACAACCGTTGGCCCGACTTTTATGACTCAATGATCAAATACCAGCGTGAAGGTAAAAACAAACACGACGATGCCCAGGACGCCATCACCGGCGTTGCTGAAAAGATATCTAAGAAATCTTTAGTCGGTTTCGACTAAACACCCATTTTGAAAGGAGGCGGTAACTTGATAATATCAGAAACATCGAGAATCAACGCAATCATAACTGAAGGGGCTCAGAACGTTATCAGCGATCTAAGGTTTCTTGAGTTGGAAATATCCCGATGGAAAAAGGGACCTGAACGAAAGCTGCAAATAACCGGAGAAAAGTATTATGGCAATGAGCATGATATTTTATCCCGGAAACGAACAATGATCGGCAAGGATGGCGAACCCGTTGAGTTGCAAGGTCTTCCTGATAACAAGATCATTGACAATCAATATGCAAAGATGGTGGACCAGAAAAAGAACTACCTGATCGGTAAACCGTTCACAATCACCAGCGATGATGACGCTTACGTCGAGGTATTAAAAGATGTTTTCGATAAAGCTTTCACTCGTACCCTTAAAAACGTCACAGAGGACGCATTTAACCAGGGTAAAGGATGGGTGCACCCTTTTTACGGGGAAGACGGAAAACTCAAATTTAAGCGGTTTGAGGCTTACGAGATCCTACCATTTTGGAACGACAAAGACCACACTGATTTGGAATACGCGGTGAGGCTCTACGAGGTCGACGTCTACAAGGACAATGAGACGATGGAGTTAGTGGAAAAGGTCGAGGTTTATACGAAGAAAGGCATTGACCGCTACACTCTGGATGATGGCAGCCTGATCCCGGACCCAGAGAACCCACACAGCGATTATCTGGTAATCGAAAATGGCGAGGACGCCGAGCGTTACAACTGGGGCAAGATTCCTCTAATCGCATTTAAGGCGAACAATAAAGAAATGCCACTGATCAAGCGGGTCAAGAGTCTTCAAGACGGTATTAACATTATGTTATCCGACTTTGAGAATCGAATGCAGGAAGATGCTTGGAACACCATTATCGTACTGGAAAACTACGACGGTGCTGATCTCAGTGAGTTCCGTCAAAAGCTGGCCCAGTTTGGAGCGGTTAAAGTCAGATCTGAAGAAGGAAGTCGCGGCGGGGTGTCGACCTTAAACATTGCATTTACGGCTGATAACTTTAAGGCAATTCTTGATCTGTTTAAAAAAGCACTGATTGAGAATGCCCGGGGTTATGATGCCAAAGACGACCGCATGAGCAGCAACCCGAACCAGATGAACATTCAAAGTATGTATTCCGATATTGATCTGGATGCTGACGATATGGAAACCGAATACCAGGCAGCCATTGAAGAACTGGCCTTTTTTATCGATACGCACATTTACAATACTACTGGCGAAGATTTTGCAACTGTTGATTTTGAAATCACCTTCAATCGAAACGTTTTGATTAATACCGCTGAGTTGATCGATAATTGCCAGAAATCGAGCAGCCTTGTCAGCAAAGAAACGATCCTGGCTAAACACCCATTTGTAGACGATGTTGTCGAAGAACTCGATCGACTAAAAAAAGAAACAGCACAGATGGTTGACTCATATGGCCCCTTCCCATTGGAGCAGCAGAGCGACCGGGTGAACGACGATGAAACAGACTGATTATTGGAAGAACCGGTTCACCCAGCTTGAAGCATCGCAGAATCAGAAAGGATTGGATTATTATGCCACCCTAGAGCGTGAATTTGAAAAAGCGGCCCAAAAGGCAGATAAAGAACTGGCTGCCTGGTATTCCCGATACGCCACGAATGAAGGAATAACCCTTGATGAAGCCAAACGCCAGTTAAATGCCAGGGAATTGTCTGAGTTCCGAATGTCAGTTGACGAGTACATTAAAAAGGGGAAGACCCTGAACTACTCTGATAAATGGGCCAAAGAACTGGAACGGGCGTCTGTTAAATTTCATGTCACCCGGCTTGAAGCCCTGAAACTGCAAATGCAGCAGCAGGTCGAAACGGCCTACGGTTATGAGTTGGACACCTTTGATCAGTTCATCTCTGACCAGTACAAAACCGGATATTATAAAACGGCCTTTGAAGTCCAGAAAGGCTTAGGCGTCGGAATTGACCTGATGAAACTGGACGACAAGAAGATAACCAAGCTGATTGCAAAACCATGGGCGCCAGATGGTCAGAACTTTTCGTCGAGAATCTGGCGGGATAAAAGTAAACTCATGACTGAACTACCTACAATTCTCACTCAGGCGACGATTAACGGCGAAAGCTATTCGCAGACAACCAAAACCATCATGGATCGTTTTAATGTCTCAAAATCGCAGGCGAAAAACTTGGTTATTACGGAGTCTGCTTTTTTCAGTTCTGAAGCACAGACGGACTGTTTCAATAATCTAGGTGTTCCGGAATACGAGATCATCGCGACGCTAGATTCTAAGACATCTGACATTTGTCAAATGATGGATGGAAAAGTGTTCGCTATGAAAGACCGTGAATCTGGTGTTACATCGCCACCATTCCACGGCCGTTGCAGATCAACTTCAGCGCCGAGTTTTAATGATGAATTTGAAATAGGAGCCAGCAGAGCTGCCCGGGGAACCGACGGCAAGACTTATAATGTTCCGGCTGACATGAAATATGAAGACTGGTTTAAGAACAGAGTAAAGGAGTAGACCATGCATCACTACATTACGAAATATTGGGAAGACGGCATTCATTATGCTGTTTCATGGTTCCAGATTAATATTTTCGACTGGTGTTTTTGTTTATGGCAGCGAAAAATAGTTATTCCATAGGGGGCAAAAATTAATGCTGGCCGTAAAAATTATATTGGCACTAATTGAATTAATGATATTCGGCCTAATGATCTGGCACGGTTTCGTTTTTAAGATCGGCTCATTTATCGCTTTAGAAATTTACCCGATGAGTCGATTTTTCAAAAAGAAGGAGAAATAACGATGGCTAATAAAGGATTAAATTATATCGCTGTTACGGACAGCGAAACAGGTGAGCTGCTGGGGTTTGTAAACCTAACAGACGGCGAAACAATTCAGGCGGATGGAGTCGATATCCGAATGGGGTATGGTGAACCTGAGTTTATTGATCGTGGCGGTAAAGTTTTTATGAGGCTTGAGGATCATGAATGATTGCATTCACTCAATGTGCCAGCATAATCGGGATGGAGCCTGTCTTGATCCAGCGCTAAAAGATCCCTACAAACAAACAGGGTGTCTGTTGTATGTCGGGGTCAATTATACAGATTACCCCAAAGATGAAAGTTGTAAGTTTTGCATAGATCGGTGGGGCTGCAAGTATAAAGAGAACGGTATTTGCCAGAGAGAAGGAGAAGCGAAATGAGTAAAGAGAAAACGTGCAAAACTTGCGAGCATGACGGTGAATCTATGCAGGGTCCTTGTGGCTCTTGCATAAGAACCCACTACGCCCACAGTTCGGACAATTGGAAAAAAAAGGAAAAAAATAAAATGACATTAAAAGAATTATTTATAAACGCCGCAAATGGAGCTGAAAATTGTAAGGTGATCTTGGGAATAAGAATGCCTGACGGAACAAAGGAAATGATCATAAATGACAATGTAAAAAACAAAGTCGATTATGTGTGCGGGAAGTATGATGACGATCTTAAAATGATCGGCGCACCGATTTACATTGAGGAATTCTTATTCATTAAGAAGTAGCACCGCACCTTAACCGGTGCTTTTTTATTGTCCAAATCCAATAGCAAAGGAAGTGGTCGATAATCTCCCTCAGAGCCGGGGTTACGGCTCCACTGCCCTTTTATACGTTGCAGGGCATAAAGAACAACCGAATCCAGCTGGCAGCGACCAGCATAAAAAGCTATGGAGGATATAACAGATGGAATGGTTAAAGAAATTATTAGAAGCAGCAAAGATCAATGAAGGTGTTATTGATATAGATGGATTAATGGCCCAGGTTAACGCAGAGTTCCCAAAACAGGCAGTTCCGAAGGAAACCTTTAATGCTGTCAGCAACGACCTGAAACAGGCAAAAAAAGACATCGTAACCAGAGACACCCAGTTACAAGAGCTGAAAGATTCTGCCGGCGATATTGAAACCCTGAAGACGACTATTGAAACGATGGCGCAGGAAAACACCAAGGCAGAAGCGAAGTACCAGGAAGAAATCAAGCAGATCAAACTGAATAATGCAATTGAAAAAGCGTTATCCGGGGCGAAAGCAAAGAACCTCAGAGCGGTAAAGGCCCTGCTGGACATGGAAAAAGTCGAACTTGACGGGGATAACCTCAAAGGACTTGACGACCAGATCACAGCATTGACGACCGGCGAAGATTCCAAGTTTTTGTTTGATGTTGTAGAAGACGCGAAGCCCACTTTCAAAGGGATTAACCCCGCTGATGGTGGAGACGGACCTCCTAAGAACTTAGGCAACCCGGCAAACCCCACGTACGAGGAATTATGCGCAATTCTACCCAAAGAATAAAAAAATTAAAAGGAGATTTAACTTATGAGTAAATTTGATTCTAAATCATTCAACCCCCAAGCGTTTGGGAAGTATGTTGAAAAAGTCCCCAATCTGAAAAGAAACGAGCTGCTGAAATCCAGAGCATTGACACCCAATGCTGAGATCAGAGACCTGTTTAATTCCCAAACAACCACCGCTTACGGGATTATTCCCATGTTTGGCAACCTTGGCGGCGAGGCCCTGAACTACGACGGTCAGACCGACATTACGTCAACCAACACTGCCACTTTTGAGCGAGGCGTGGTTGTCTTTGGCCGGGCAAAAGCTTGGACCGAAAAGGATTTTTCCGAAGATATCACCGGCGGCGTGAAATTCATGTCAAATGTCGGTAATCAGGTAGCTGGTTACTGGGAAGAAGTGGACCAGGAAGTATTGTTATCCATGATCAAAGGTATTTATGCCACAACTGATCCCGGGAGTGCTGTATTTAAAACCAACCACACCTACGAAATCGCAACAGCTGTTGGCGCTTCAACGCTTAACTCAGCGATCCAGAAAGCCTGTGGCCAGAACAAAGATAAATTCCAGATCGTATTGATGCACTCTGTTGTAGCAACAAATCTGGAAAACTTAGGATTGTTGGAGTACATGAAGTACACCGACGCCAATGGAATCCAGCGATCACTGAACATTGCGACCTGGAATGGCCGGACCGTCTTAGTTGACGATTCCATGCCAGTTCGTGAAGTTCCTGCAGTTGATGCTGTATCCGCTGTTACTGGCGTTCCCGGAGTGTACACATTGGCGGTTACTACTAAAGCAATCGCAGGCGACGCCTTAACACTGGGTGAAAAAACCTATGTTTGCGGAACAACCGACGGTTGGGATGCCGGGGCGAACGTTACAGCCGATGCAACCGCGTTAAAAGCCTTATTGGCTGTTGACTTCCCTCAATACGCCATTGGTGGCACTGGTGGATCTATCACCCTGACCCAAAAGGTCGCATTATCTGAAAATGTACCGACCCTGATCGTTAATAAAAATGATACCGCTGGTACGCTGGTCGCAACCATCACTGAAACAACCGAAGGCGTAACTGCGGTTGCTGCTGTCGCTGCTGCTGCTGCCTATACCGAGTACACGACCTACACCATGGGTCTAGGAGCGTTCGACTATGAAGATATCGGCGCAAAAGTGGCTTATGAAATGGATCGAGATCCTAAAGTTAATGGCGGCGAGGACACCCTTTACAGCCGTCAACGAAAATGCCTGGCTCCTTATGGTTTCTCGTACAAAAAAGCAGTACAGGCCACACTATCCCCAACAAATGCCGAATTTGAAAACGGCGCTAACTGGGAACTGGTTAACGATGGCGCTGGAACCTATTTCGACCACAAAGCGATCCCAATTGCACGAATTCTTTCAAGAGGCTAATAACAGCATCTTTTTTAACGAGAGGTTAAGTTATGGATATTGAAAAATTAAAACTGCTTTTGGGGATTACTGGTGGTGATAAGGATTTCGCCTTGCAATTTTGCTTAGGCAATACTACCGAGGCGATTCTTAATTACTGCAATCTGGAAGAACTGCCGGCAGGACTTGAAAACACGGCTTACCGAATGGCCATGGATCTTTACCGGGGTGAAAACTTTGGTTCTGTGGCCCCTGACGGCGGCTTAATTGCTAGTCAATCCGAGGGTGATACTTCTGTTAGTTTCCGGGTTAATGAGACCTTCACAAAGTCTTTGCTTAAGAATTACTATTCTCAGCTTAATCGCTACAGGGTATTGACATGGATATGAGACAAGCGGTCGAAAGTCGCTATACCGGTAAATGCACCGTAACCGAAATGCAGGGCATTAAAGAGCCAGGGACAAACATCTTGAAGCAGACACCGGTGATTGTCCTGACCGATCAGCCTTGCAAAATGACACACAAATCATTAGACACCACTACTGTTGTAAATGGCGTGGCGGTACAATCGCAATCAATCAAGCTGTTGATTTCCCCGGATATTGAAATCAAGCCGGGATCTAAAGTAACAATTACCCAGGATGGCAGGACGGCAGACTTTAAAAGGTCTGGCCTTCCTGCTGTCTATCCATCCCACCAGGAGATATCGTTAGTAATTTTCGATAAGTATGGTTGATATGGGAAAGAATGTTGATTACAAGCAGTTTGAGCAATTCAAAAAGAAGCTGGAAAAGACTTTAAGCGATGATTCAAGGCAGAAGTTCATGGAAGATTGCGCTAAAGAGTTGGCCGCCCGGTTATTGTCCAGGGTGATTAAAAAAACACCTGTTGGAAAAGAAGACGGCGGAACTTTAAGACGTGGCTGGACTGGCGGTGTTGAGAATACCAGCGAAAAGGGAAATACCATCGGGGTAGGTGGCAAGAACGGTGCTGCGTCACAGATTAATGTGGTTTACCGCAACGGGGAATATCGCTGTGCTATTTTCAACCCGGTCTATTATGCTTCTTATGTTGAGTATGGCCACCGGACACCGAGCCATGACGGCTGGGTAGATGGCCAGTTCTTCTTAACGATCAGCGAGAAGGAAGTCAATGCTCTGGCCCCGGCACTACTTGAAAAGCGGTTAGTGCAGTACATGAAGGAGGGCTTCAAATGATTGATCAGATTATTACAGGCATGGCCACGACGATTGCCGGACTTTATCCGGATGCGATGGTTATTTGTCCCGATCCAGTTGAACAAGGTTTAGTCGAACCGGCGTTTTATATCCACTGCATTGACGTGGATCAGAGGGATCGAATCGCTGGGGGGTTTGTTCACTCCATGCCTTTTGAGGTGGTCTATTTCCCGTCAAATGGCTTGGCTGATATCTATACGACCATCCAAACACTAACCCCCGCATTAAGGCTCCTGACGCTCCCTGACGGTACCAAGATCAGAGGGATTGAGATCAGCGGAAAGCCGATTGATGGAGTCGGTCATATTTTTGTGACTTATGACGCCACGCTCTACGTTCAAGGGCCGCCAGTGGCGAAAATGCAAACAATCGAAATTACGGAAAGGATAAAATAAATGGCTACTAAAAAAACAGTCGAGGAAATCCCGGCTGAAAACAGATTTACAAAACAACAATTGATAAAGTCTAAGAAATACGCCCCTAAAGCTGATGTTTTGGGGGCTGTTTTATTGGATTCTGAAACCTACACAACCAGCGAGGTTGACAAGCTGGTTGATAAATTCTTGAAAGGTAAGGTGAACTAATGGCACTAGGAGGCGGAACTTTTACAGCCTATAATAAAACACTCCCCGGGGCGTACATTAACGCGATCAGCGCCAAACGGGCGGCTGCAGGGGCATCAACCAGAGGGGTTGCGGCAATGCCGTTACTGCTGGATTGGGGGCCAAGTGGCGAGGTGTTCGAGGTGACACAGGAACAGTTTTTATCTGTGACTGAATGTGCTGAGATTTTCGGGTATGCGAATACTCACGCAAATATGAAAAACTTACGGGAGTTATTCGCAAATGCAATTAAGGTTTATTGTTACCGCTTAAATGGTGGTGGCGTTAAGGCTGAAAATACTTTTGCTACGGCGAAATATGCCGGGACCCGGGGAAATGATTTTAAGATTGCAATTGCAGTAAACGTGGACGATGAAGACAAGTTTGATGTCAAAACGCTGATTGATGATGTGGTTTATGAGACTCAAACTGTTGCAGCAGCCACAGCGTTGATTAGTAATGCTTTCGTTGACTTCAAAACAGGTGCAACGCTGGCAGCAAATGCGGGGCTGGCCTTAGTCGGCGGTACCAATGTAACCACCATCACCGGCGAGATCTTTTCGACATTTTTGTCGAAATTGGAGCAGTATTCATTTAACGCACTTGGTTGTCCATCCGCAGATACCGCGATTCACGCCTTGTTTGATAATTACACTAAACGGCTGCGGGATGATATGGGGATTAAATTCCAGACGATCCGGCCCAAATCAGCAACGGCCATCGACTATGAGGGCGTGATTCAGATCGCCAATGCGATTGTTGCCACTAGCCCGACCGGTTATGAGTTGGTATTTTACACGACCGGCGCACAAGCAGCTTGTGCAATTACGGACAGTTTACTTAATTCGACCTATACCGGCGAGTATACGATTAATACCGACTATACGCAGACAGAATTGGCGGCATTTATTACCGGTGGTGTTTATGCCTACCACCGAACCGGCGCCGTTGTATCGGTGCTTGATGATATTAACAGCTTCACATCTTTTGTAGATGGCAAAGAAAAAGATTTTGCTGAAAACCAGGTTATTCGAGTTCTTGACCATATCGCCATTGAGGTAGGGTCACTAATTTTTAACTCAAAATACTTGGGCAAAATTGATGGCGATAAAGATGGTCAAGTGAGTTTATGGAACGACATCGTAAAACAGCACGCGTCCATGGGCAAGGCCATCAAGAACTTTGACCCTGCTGATATTGTAGTCACTGGGAATGAGGCTGGAGATCAGGTATATGTCAATGATGCCGTCACCCCAAACAAAGCAATGCGTCAGCTGTACATGACCGTTGTGGTTAATTAAGGAGGTCGAAAAATGAAGAAACCTATGGATTTACAACTATTTGCAGAGACATTGATGCGCGCCCAGGATTCGATTTCTGGTGCGACCGCTAAATGTTTTGTGACGATTGGCGCGGACCGGTACAATTTTATGAACGCGATTAGCCTTGAGGCATCGTTTGAAAAGTCGAAAGAAGAAGTTCCTATTTTGGGTCGGATCTCTAAGGGTAATAAGGCCGTTGGCGGTAAGGGGTCCGGATCGATGGAAGTACACTATAATACTTCTATTATGCGAAAACTGATGATTCACTACATGAATACCGGCGAGGATTTTTATTTTGACGCACAGGTAACAAATGAAGACCCAACATCGGCAGCAGGCCGTCAGACCGTCATCTTACAGGATTGCAACCTTGATTCATCAATTATTACGCAGTTTGATGCTGATGCGACCTATTTGACTGAATCATTAGATTTTACATTCGAAAAAGTAACAATGCCCGAAGAATTTACAATTCTTGCGGGGATGCTGTAAGAGACGCATTAAGCGTCTCTTTTTAATTTGAAAGGAAGTAATAGACATGGCAGATAACTTAAAAGCCTTTATGGTGAAAAACAGAGCGATCAAGGAACCGACTAAATACCCCGCATCGGTCGATTTTAAGGGCGAAAACGGCGAACCGATGGAATGGGTGCTTAGACCGGTGACCCCTGAGAGAAACGACCAATTGTTGAGCGAGGCAGTATTCCCTGATATCGACGCAAAAGGAAACCCTATCACGAAATTTAAGGAGGGCGAGTATCGAAAAAATCTGATGGTTGAGTCGGTTATTTTCCCAAACTTAAATGATGCAGAGTTGCAGAATTTTTACAATGTTATGGAGCCAGGGGCGTTGTTAAACGCAATGCTGAACATTAAAGAGTATAAGAATCTATTCGCCAAGATCCAAGAAGTAAACGGCTTTACCGCCATCACGAAGGAAAAGGTCGACGAAGCAAAAAACTAATTGAGGGTGGCGACCCAGATGCAAATTACGCCATATTCGTATTAAGAGAATACCACATCCTCCCTGCCGATTTCATGGCAATGGATGCGTGGGAAAAAACCTTAATCATGGCGGCGGTTGATCTGGAAGTTAAAGCCCGGAAGAAAGCTGAAAAAGAACGCAAAAAGAAAGGAGGGAAAAAACGGTGAGTTCAATATCAAGCAGCATTAGGCTATCCGATCAAATGACCCCGGCCATTAAATCAATGATGGCTGGCATGAATGGCATGATTGCAGGATTTGAACGGATGGAAACCGCCAGTGCCGGGGCCATCGACACGAAAAGCATGTCCATGGCACGGTCAGAAATGGCAAAAGCAGGAGCGGCCTTCAAGCAGTTTGAAAAGTCTGTGGAAGATGCTGAAAAAAGCCAAAAGGAGTTTAACAGCACCGCGAAAGCCTCCACCAGCTCCATGGGCGGGCTGATCACTAAAGTCGGGGCCCTGGCTGCTGGGTATATGTCGTTACAAGCTATTCAGGGCGTTATGGATATGTCGGATACCTATTCACAGACAACGGCCCGGTTAGGGCTGATGAACGACGGGCTTCAGACCACCGCTGAATTGCAGACAGATATTTTCAATGCGGCCAACGATTCTCACGCCAGTTACCAGTCGATGTCAGACATGGTTTCCAAACTGGGACTGATGGCGGGGGATGCCTTTTCAGGAAATAGTGAAATTGTAGATTTTGCCGAACAGGTCAGCAAACAGTTTGTTATTTCCGGGGCCAGTGCCGGGGAAACGAGTAACGCCATGCTGCAATTAACGCAGGCCATGGCATCCGGGGTGCTTCGGGGCGATGAGCTTAACAGCATCTTTGAAAACTCCCCTACCTTGATCCAGACTATTGCGGATTATTTAGGCGTGCCGATCGGGGAGATCCGAAACATGGCGTCTGAAGGTGAGATCACCGCGGATATTATTAAAAACTCCATGTTCAAGGCGGCTAACGCTACCGATGCAAAGTTTGAAGCTATGGGGATGACGTTTGGTCAATCCTGGACAATCTTTCAAAATAAATCAAATCGGGCCTTTCAAGGCGTGTTTACCCAGATGGGCCAGCTTGCCAATAGTGATGAGCTGGACGGCTTTCTTGATGGGCTGGCTGGGGGCATTGGGTCAGTAGCCACGGGTATTTCTACAATGAGTACCGGATTATCAACGTTGCTTAGCCAGCCGACGACATTAAATTTAGGAGCCGATATAAACGTCGTAGTGACCGAGCTAAAAGAAGAAGCTACGGAATCGATGGAACAAATCGCAGAACAGTTTAAAAAACGAGGGCCTGAAATACAGCAAGCCCTTGGCAATGCCACAAATTCGTGGGACAACTTTGTCCAAAGAATTACCCAAGGAAACGACACATTAAAAACACTCGATTGGGAAAGTGGCACTGCTGATGTTTTTGCCGATTGGATTGACCGTACCGCAAAAGGTGCCGAAGTGATGGGGTATGTGGCGGCCCAGATTGTTGATTTGCACAATTTATTTTCCGCAATCTGGGCGGGCGACTGGGACGGTGCAAACGGATGGTTAACAACGATCCAGGATGACTCTTACCAAATGCAAAAAGTCATGCTTGATTCTGGCGAGAAGTCGACAACCATGTATGCCCAAGGAGTACAAAGCGCGCTCCCAACAATGCAAGCAGCTGTTCAACAATCGACAGAAACAGCAATGACGCCCATGACGGCGTTACCCACAACTGCAAACCAAATCGGGGCCAACACTACCAGTTCCTTTGCCGGTGGGCTGCTGATCAATCAGGGGATCGTGACGAGCAATTCCCAAGGAATAGCCAATGCCACGACGGAGACAATTCGCCCGCTTGAAAACAATATGTACACGATCGGTCAAAACTCAACTTTGGGAATGGGGCGATCTATAGCTGACAATGCTGGGGCCACTGAAAAAAGCGCCGCTGGCGTAACTGCGGGGATTAATAAAATATTCGCTCCGCTGCCAAAAGATTCGCGGTCAATCGCAGATTACATGATGGCCGGACTTGAGGCCGGAATAGGTAACTCAGGAGGTGTTGAATCAACGATCATCAGCCTGACAGGTTTGATGCTGGACACATTCAAAAACAAACTGGGCATCCACTCCCCCTCTACAGAAATGTATGATATAGGCGATGATACAATGGCCGGACTCTTTAACTCACTCGCTGACAGCGATCTGGTTGCCTTCTGCGAAAGCATTGTAGCCGATATGAAAGCCGCCTTTGAATCTGGAAACTTTAACCTAAAAGCCGGAATTGAGTATATCGGTGGCGGTGCGGCTGAGTTCTTTAAATCCATTGGAATCGGCGGTGCGTCGCTGGGCGATTTGATTACGCCTTTAGCGGGCGCTGTCACGTCAGGTTTCGGCAATCGAGATTCATTCATGACCGACAGCGGACAAATGTCAAGTTCTTATCATGAAGGTATTGATATCGGCGCAGCGGCGGGAACACCAATCGGGGCTGCTGGGGCCGGAACAGTAATCTTTGCTGGCTGGAACGGCGGTTACGGTAATATGGTCGAGATTGACCACGGAAATGGATTAACTTCACTTTATGCGCATATGGACAGCATTTTGACCTCACTGGGCCAAACGGTGTCCGCTGGGCAGACCATCGGTACTGTTGGCTCAACCGGTAATTCAACTGGCGCTCATCTTCACTTTGGTTTGTATCAGGATGGTGCGGCGATTGATCCAGGGGCCTTATGGGGCTACTCATCAGGAACGATGTCGGCCAGAGCGGGGATTGCCAGAGTCGGTGAAAATGGGCCAGAACTCATCGGTTTTGGTGGCGGCGAAACAGTCCTAAATTCCAAGAAAACAAAACTATTTGAGTCTGGAAGACGGGGGCCGAACAGTATTGCCGCCAGTTCTGGTGGCGTAACGGTGCATGTTAATATGAACGGCATCAAAATATCAAATGATATGGATATTAACGATGTGGCCGACAAAATAGGCGATATCATCGTTGAAAAAATGAGAACACGCGCAAGCGTGCCAGCATAGGAGGGGTAAAATGGCTTACTTAGTATATCTTAATAAAATTTTACTCCCTGTTACCCCGGGCGAAATCAGTATTCACGCTCCGGGGAAAAATGAAACTTTTGAATTAATCGACGGCTCGGAGGTTAATATTCTCAGGGCCCCGGGGCTTGAAGAAATAACATTTGATTTTCTTCTGCCTCAAACACGGTACCCATTCGCGGCGTACCAAAAGAACCGATTTCAGACCGCGGAATATTACATTAAAAAACTCAGCGACCTGAGGGCTAAGAAAACGCCTTTTCAATTTATTCTGTCACGGGCTGTTTTCGTCAGCGATGAAGTGAAAGGGAGGATCAACACCTCGTTTAGTACGAATATAAAAGTCGGGATTGAAGACCTGCAGCAAAAAGAAAGTGCCGACAACGGTTTTGATATCGTGATGAGCATTGTATTAAAAGCGCATCCTGATTACGGAACCAAGACTTTTAAGATCGAAAACGATGTGGCGACACCCGAAGAACCAGACCGCCCAGTGGAACCTGATTTGGTTGTTTTGCCGAACCAACGCCGAACGTACACTGTGCAGTCGGGCGATTCGTTGTGGGCCATTTGCGCGACTCAATTAGGTAATGGCGGATTGTGCTGGGATGTGGCGCGAAAAAATAACATCGCTGAGCCAAACCATATATCGGTTGGCCAAGTGATTGATTTGACGGGGTTCTGACATGTCTACTGAATTAAGAATACAAAGCGGCGATCGGGTGTATTTACCGGTTGTTCAGGGCGATATCACACTCACCCGGGAGAAAAACAGTGTGTCGGTTTTAGAATTTAAATTGTTATCAGACAAGAAAAATCTAGAGATTGTAGAGGGGAACCTAGTTACTTTCACATCGGATGAACTTGAACCGAAGGGGGCGACTCACAATCTTTTCAAAGGGTTTATATTTCGGCTGAGACCTGACAAAAACGGCTTCATTAGCGTGACAGCTTATGATCAGATCAGGTATCTGAAAAACACAGACACTTATATTTATGAAAATAAAACATTGAAAGAGTTGTTAGTGATGATCTGCGGTGATTGCCAGATCAAGGCGGGCGCGGACATTATGGATACCGGCTATGTCATCCCTTCCCGGATCGAAGAACAAAAAGCTTATCTCGATATGATCGTGTCAGCAATTGACTTGACCGGCCAGAACGCCGGAAAAACATATATCCTTTGGGATAATTTCGGGGAGGTGGCCCTTCACGATACTGAATTTCATAAAATCCCGCTTGTGATCGGTAACGATACGGCCGGGGATTTTGATTTTGAAACAAACATCGATGATGATACCTACAACCAAATCAAGTTGTTTCGGGAAAAAGACGACGGTACCCGTGAAGTGTTTGTTAAGTCGAACCCTGACCGTATTAACCAATGGGGGCTGCTGCAGTACAGCGATACCCTCACCGATGACGAGAATGGTTATAATAAAGCCGAAATTCTGTTAAAGCAAAAGGAATGGAACAAGATAACATTAAGGATGGTTGATTGTTTCGGTGATGCCAGAGTCAGAGGCGGATCGAGTGTGGTTATTAATTTAGACACATACGCCAATATGGGATTTGCCTATAACGGCATAACCTACCATGGCTGGATGATGGTTACGAAAGTAACTCATCGATTTAAAACCGGGTTCCATGTAATGGATCTCGATCTGGAAGGAGGATTTGAACATGGCTGATCTGGTTGAGGCTTTAAGACAATTATCGGCCGATACAGGGGCGGCCTTAAACCCTGTAATCATTGCAACTGGGGTGGTTGTTTCCGTTGATCCGTTAAAAATTCAAATTGACCAAAAAACAACGTTGCTGGAATCAATGCTGCGGTTGACCAATGCGGTAAAAGATCACACTACTGATATGGTTATACCGGGGGTTGGCTTAGTGACCGTTTCTGTTGCTAGTGCCTTAAAGGTCGGGGAAGCTGTTTTTATGGTTCGGGACCAGGGCGGCCAAAAATATACCGTGATAGATAGGACGTGAAATAATGTTACCTGAATATAGTAATGCAGTAACGATAGATACTGAGGTTTTGCCCTCTAAAACTTTTTCGATTGCTGAAAATGCGGGAATGATTGACAATCTCGAAGCAGTAAAACAAGCAGTTGAAATAATTCTCGATGTCAACCGCTACGAGTCACCGATCCTGCCATGGAGTTTCGGCAATGAGATGCGGAACCTGATCGGTGAACCGATGGACTTTGCAGCTATTGAATCAGAGCGCTACATCAAAGAAGCGTTGAAGCAGGATGACCGCATAACTGCTGTGGTTGATTTTGAATTTACAGAAAACGGCGGGTCGCTGCTAGCGTCCTATCGAGTTGTGACGATATATGGCGACTTTACAAGAGAAACTGAGGTGAGTTTATAAAATGTACGAAGATCAAACATTCGAGGCCATAATGGCCCGAAAACTGGCAAAGGCAAAGGAGATTGACCCCACGGTCGATACCAGAACGGGCTCTTTAATTTACCTGACGTCTGCGATTGATGCTGCGGAACAGGCCCAGCTCTACATTGAACTGGACACGGTCTTAAATCTTGCTTTTGCCGACACCGCCCCCAGAGAATATCTGATCAGGCGGGCGGCCGAACGAGGGGTGTACCCGACCCCAGCAGAACCAACCAAAGCGATTCTAAAAGGGCTATTCACGCCCGATACACTGGAAATTGCCAACGGGACCCGGTTCAGGGGAAACGCTCTGAATTATGCCGTAACCGAAAAAATAAGCGCTGGACTGTATAAACTGGAATGTGAAACAGGCGGTGTTGTTGGAAATCAATATCTTGGCGACCTGGTACCGGTTTTAAACGTCCCGGGATTAGCAACCTGTCAACTGACTGAGGTTTTAATCCCGGGCGAGGACGTGGAAGATACCGAGGTTTTCCGGGCGAGGTACAAGGCGTCTTTTAACTCTAATTCTTTCGGGGGGAACGTGCCCGAATATATTGAGAAAGTGAACGCTATTAATGGTGTTGGCGGCGTTAAGGTTTACCCAGTTTGGGCTGGTGGCGGTACGGTTAAATGCACCATTATTAATTCCAGCTATGGAGTCCCGACCGCAGAATTAATAGCGGCGGTACAGTTGGCCGTCGATCCGGTGCCGTTGGCGGGATTGGGGGCCGGAACAGCGCCCATCGACCATACTGTTACCATAACCGGGGTGACAAGTACCGCTATCGATATTGCAACCACTATCACCTATGAGGACGGATGGAACTTCGCGGCTGTTGAACCGGCAATAAATGCAGCGATTGACGCCTATCTGCTGGAATTGAACCAGACATGGCAAAGTACAAAGACCTTATCAGCAAATACCGGTTTGATTGTGAGAATTTCGCAAATCGAAACCCGGCTATTAAATATAACAGGGATTTTAGATATTGGCGGGACGACGATAAATGGAGTGGCTTCAAATCTGACTTTAGGTGTTGATTCGATTGCAGTGCGAGGTGTGATCAGTGGCTAGGGATTTGACAAAATACGTTCTTGATAAGTTCCACGACGATAAACAATTTGCGGTAGTCGTTGGTATGGAGACCCCCGAAATAGAAGATTTGTGGGATGGTTGCGACAATATCCGAAACGATCTGTTTATAGAGTCGCTGACTCCCTCTGGTGCTGCCAGAACCGAGGGGATTATGGGTCTTAAGGTTAAAGCCACGGACTCTTTGGAGGTGCGGCGATTCAGGATTGCGGCAAAGAATAATGAGCAGTTACCTTATTCGTTTAATATCATTGATCAGCAATTAGCGACGCTTTGCGGGGCTGATGGCTATAGTTTTGTAGTTGACTATGCCGCCCATGAAATAGCCGTAAAAGTGGCTTTAACGGCCAAAGGAATGTATGACGAAATAGAGAACCTGTTATTGCGAGTCAGGCCGGCTAACATGGTGATTGATCTGAGTTTACTCTATAACCAGTGGATCACATTAAGCACAAAGCGCTGGTCTGAATTATCCACTAAAACGTGGTACCAAGTAAGAAATGAGGTGGTTTAATGGACTACACGACGAATTTAAATTTAAAGAAACCTGATGGTGAGGTTGACGGTGATTTTGTCATAGTTGAGGATTTGAATAGTAACTTTGATGCTATCGATACCGCAGTAGGCGACCATATCGCCGACACATCCAACCCGCACGCCGTCACAAAATCCCAAGTGGGACTAGGCAACTGTGACAATACGGCAGATGTCAATAAAAACGTCCTGACCGCTACCAAGCTGGCAACGGCTCGAACAATCTCCCTGACTGGCGATGTGACCGGGAGCGTGAGTTTTGACGGTTCGGGGAATGTGGGTATTGAAGCCGCAGTTGCGGATGATAGTCATGGTCATGTGATGGGGAATGTGGATGGGTTGAGTGATAGATTTGTTAACTTAAACAGAAAAATAAGAATGGGGGGGATGTAAATGGTCATTGGGGATGTAATACCAAAGAAATTGTTTCAAGGGCCTTTAAGCTCTGCGGTGACGGCCGTTTATACCGTGCCGGTAGGTTACCGGGCGCACATCGTTGATGTGCTGGTTGTAAACCAAAATACGACCACCGACCGAAAATTTAATATATACGCCCATGGGACAGCGTCCGGCAACCAGATCCACCGGAATGTGCCAGTTACAAAGGACTTAAGTGCGGGGATGGTAGATAACAAAATCATCTTGACCGCCGGGGAAGTATTGGGCATGAGCCAGGATTTGGGAACCGATTTGATCGTCACAATCTATGGTTATGAAGAGGCGGTGGCGTAATGGGAAAATATGTGAGTGATGCACCATTAACAAATAAAATAGTTGACCAAATGGGTAGTGAAATGACAGAGTGTTTTGTTCCTAAGATAAATACAAGCCTGTTAAGGTCAATAATTTTACCGGAGTCAATCGGATCTCCGTCATCACTACAAGCGTTTAAAGTTTTTTACGATGGAGAATTTTTATTTGCGCTTGAGGGTAGTGGAAAATCTTATATAAATAAATATAGCATTGATTCATTAAGTTTGTTGGCAACTGCTGTGAGCGCAGGAGGTGCCACGTTCTCATGCGGGTGCGTTAATAGTAAAGGGGTGTATGCCGGAGCATCAAATATTCTTTTTGTAAAAAGATATGCAAAAACAAACCTCACTAATGATGTTACATCGCCACCTTTATCTCAATACCCATTAGGGATGGCGTGTGATGAAGATTATATTTATGTTTTAACTACAAAAACTATTTATAAATTAAATGCAACGACGTTGGCTATATTAGCATCATATGTTAATCCACAAACAATAGCATGTTCTGCTATCACACTAGATAAGGATAACAGCAAATTAATTGTGACAGTGGGAGATTCTGGAACACTTTTACAGTATGTAAGAGTGTTTAATACGAGCAACCTAAGTTTGTTAAATGCGTCATGGTGTCCACCAGATCAAGGATATTTAAGCACACACATTGTTAACGATGGTGTTGATTTTATTCTCGCCAGACGAGGGGGGTATGGTCTTACGCACATGTTCCGTGGAGATTTTACGAGAAGTTTTGTTTCGGAAAATGACTATTTGACAGCCCGCAAAAGTTATGATGATGGTGAAACATACGTTACTACCAATATATACCCATACGGATTAAGTAAGTATGGTCAGTATGCGTTTTTGATACGGCGAGATATCAATGGATATGCTGTTTTGTCCGTTATTGATATTAAGTCAGGTGTTGAAATATCAGCAAATAGGATTACAAGACCTAATAGCAGCTCAAATGAAGTGTCTGATTTGGCAATTTCAGACGATGGAAAAAAGGTGTTTTTTACCATCAGTAAAACAGTCTCAGGATATTGGCACGCACTGTGTGTGTTAGACATTGAGTGGGAACAAAAATATAAGTAATTTAAAAAAAAAGGAGAGTTGAAAAAATGATTTATGTATTTAAGAGTGTATTTGACGAAAGTGTCAGCGTTGTTTTTGACGAAACAACGTTATGTGATGAAGATAAAAAGAGAGGATTTGCATTCGAAGGTCTTCCAGATTTAGTTGAACAGCCGGGTAAGTTTGCCGTTTTAAAACTAGACGAAGCACATAATGTTTTGTATTACGACTATGTTGATAAGTCAGTTGACCCGCTTGAAGAAAGAATTGTAACGGTTGAGGATGCAATTGCTGAGCTGATTATGGGAGGTGTAATGTAATGGCGGTATTTATGGCGAAAAGAATTATTGCGGGTAAAAACGCCTATGCGGAGGTTGTTTCGGCAAGACCAGATTTAAAAGCCGGAATTGACGAATACTTAATTGCAGAAGGACATGAAGATTTGATTGTAGCAGCTTAGGCTGTTTTTTTATTGCTCAGGGGCGGGAAACCGTCCCTATTTATTTGAAAGGGGACGGTTTATGTTATTTGACTGGACAGCAGCAGGGGTTTTAATAGCTTTAATATGCCTAATCATAACACTCATGAAGTTGAGTTCTGAGTGGGGTAAGGTAGCGGCAGCAATGGTTAATTTGCAGGAATGTATCAAGGAATTACGAGATTCAAATAAAGAGTCTCATGGTCGGATTCATTGCAAATTAGAGGATCATGACGAGTATCTGGCAGATCATGATAAGCGGATCACAATTTTAGAAACTAAGGAGAAATAAAATGAATTGGAAATTAGATATTAAACAACGGTTGCGAAACAAAAAGTTTATGACAAGCCTGGCATTAAGTTTGGCTGTCATGGTCGGTAGTTATTTCAGTCTATCCCCAACAGATTTAACCACGTGGGGTGCTGTTCTGGATGTTGGATTAAAAATTATCAGCAACCCATGGGTGGTTGGTTCAGTAGTCTGGAACATTTACAATGCTTTCACTAACCCACTGAGCGATGGTTTAGGGGACGGTAAATAACCATGTATCTCGCAATTGACATCAGTTACTTTCAGGGGCCGAATCCGTCGACCCCTGCGATTGACTGGGGTGTGTTAAAAAACGCCACGTTCGATGGGAAGAAGGTTGAGGCGGTGGTGATGCGAGCTGGCCAGTATGAAGACGGTCGCCCGTCACCAGACTCAACGTTCGAAAGAAATTATGCAGAGTGTGCCAGAGTTGGTATCCATAAAGGCCCTTACTACTGCGTTGGGGCCAATACCATTGAGGGAATCCAGGAAGAAGCAAACTATTTCATTTCGCTGATTGCCGGAAAAGAATTTGACATGCCGGCTTATGTCGACATCGAGGGTGACCCATGGCTTGCAGCTAATGCCAATCAGATCATTGATATCTTCAAGGCGACGCTCAAGGCCAACGGTTGGCGGGGTGGTGTTTATGCGAATAACAATTACTTCAAGAATTATATCAACTACCACAATTACGCCGATGATCCCTTGTGGGCCGCCCAATACTACGGATCGTCAATCGATTTGCCAAACCCGGAGCTGTTCGGCATGTGGCAAAAAACAGACAGTGGCATTATTGATGGGATCAGCCATACAGTGGATATTAACGAATTGTATATTCCGTACTGGGAGATACAGCAGCATGAAGCGTGCCTGGTAACAGAAGCGGCATTCGATATCATCCACCCGCCAGATAATTCCACGCCTACATTGGACATTGGCGTGGAGTACGAGGTATATATCCCGGGGTACGGCTGGACACCGACTTCCAGAAATGGTTTCTTGTCCGGGTCCATCGGATTTTCTAAGCAACTGGAATTAGTTCGGATCAGACTAACTAATGTAAATGGCAGGGATATTCATATTCACTATAATGTCCATGTCCAGGATGCGGGATGGACTGGATTTGTCGCAGATGGAGCAGAAGCGGGAGCGCCCGGAAAGCGGATCGAGGGAATTCAGATTCAATTAACTGGGGCTGATGCGCCAGATTACTCAGTCGAGTTCCGAAGTCACTCGCAAAATGTCGGGACCATGGACTGGGCAAAGGACGGGGAATTATCAGGGACCGAAGGGGCTTGCCTGAGGTTGGAAGCACTGGCCGTCCTGATCGTGCCGAAAGGCGTTGACCTGGGGCTGGATGGCATCGAGTCGTTTAAGAAGTTCGACCCGGTGAAAACCGTCGAAGAATTGCCAGCAACCCCAGCGCCGGCCCCTGATTCGATTTTTGGTAAATATTTTGTCAAAGAGGAATTCATGGACGATTGCGGGTTTGCTGATCATAACGGCTATGATATTGCCAATCCGTGCGATGGGTACCCAGTTACCCAGTATGGCAAAGAAGCGAACCTTAACCCGAGATTTTACCCGATTCTCAATGCTTTCCGGGAGCGGGTGGATTTGCCAGTTGTGATTACCTGCGGGGCCCGGTGTCCTTCCGACAATGAAGCGGTTGGTGGGGTTTGGAATTCTACCCATTTGGTTGGCGACGCCGTGGACATGCGTGTGGTCGATATGGATATCGTCGATGCTGCATGGATTATGTGGAATGAATTTGGCGTACCGGTCCGGGTTTATCCGGAAAGCGGGTTTATGCATATCGAACTGAACACCTCCCTTCAGGGAGTTTATAACCAGGAAGGGTATTATTTCATGTAGGATTTCACTGGCCACCTTCGGGTGGTCTTTTTTTATTGCAAAGAAAAAGCCCCGATCAAGGGGCCTATTTGATAAATTCCCGAAGGTCATCCACCCCCAGTGCGTCGGCCAGGGCGACAGCGATTCGCAAACTGACGCTCCCAATCTCAGGTTGATTAACTTCGTATTTCTGAATCTGACGAATATTGACACCGGCTTTTTCTGCCAGTTCGCGCTGGGTCATCCCGGTAGTGGTGCGCAGCTGCTTAATTTTGTTTTCCATATTTACATCTCCTTCCTGAGGTGCTATAATAATTGCAACCACAACACATGGTGTTTTTAAATTATGTTATTAGATGGTAAACAATCATCGAATAGTATAAGCCGAACCTTAACATGTGATGTTTTTAAATTGTGTTATTAGGATGTAACAATAATCGCATAATTTAAGCCGAACCGTAACCCGAGGGGTGGGAAGGAGTTGTTTGCGCAACTCCTTTTTTATTTTTTATTTCTTAAAATATTTTCTTTTTTTATTTCCCAGTCGCATCCGTCTTTCAAGCAGATTAAAAATTCTTGTAACATTTCATTCCGGTCGATGTCTAAAAAAGCATCTTTTATATATGTTTTTCCATCTTCGCCAGGGTATTCGTTACCCTGTTTGTGTAAATTGATAATTACCTTTTTACTATATACACTTTCCATCATCCCCATATGCCCTGTTATGTTCTCAAAAATCGTTTTTCCTTTTTTGGTCATTTCACAAATTTTAAAATGCCCATTTGGTGCAAGAATTTTATTTTCGATTGTAATTGTTCCGGAAGTTCCATCTTTATAGTAGATTTTAAAAGTTTCAGTTTTCATTTTCGTTCTCCTTCGGTTTTTTATTTGTTTGTTTCTATAGTTCTATTATACGCCTTATAAGGCGTAAAGTCAAGAGGTTTATCGAAAGTGTTTATCTTTTTTATTGACCTAAAGTTAGAACGGGTGTACTATAAAACAAACGTTCTCTGAGGTGATAAAATGAAAGTAGTAAAGAAATTCGTTGAAGTGGTCGCAAAGTTTGACGAAGACGGAATAACCCCGCTATCGATCCAGTGGCCTGATGGCCGGGTCTTTGATATAGACCGTATTCTAGATGTTCGGCCGGCGGCATCGATACCCGCTGGAGGATTTGGGATAAGGTATACTTGCAAGGTAGGTGGGAAAGAAAGGTTGCTGTTTTATGAAGAGCCACGCTGGTTTGTAGAAGCAAAAATAAATTAATTTTTATTTTCCGATATCAAAATTTTGTAGTATAATTTTGGTAACTATCAAGCGGAGGTAGCCACGTGAAACCAAAATACAAAGTCGGGGATACTGTTATTGTTAATGGGTTCGAATCAGAGATGAGTATTTTTGAAATCATTAAGCCGTTTTGGCGCGATGATGATTTCGGTTATTTGGCGGAGGATCGGCCAAACGGGAAGATCGGCTTCTACTTGGCGGAGTGTGATATCATTGAAAAAAGCCCAGGTGTTTAGCCTGGGCCTGTTACCTATAACTTTACCTATTATTATCGATTTTAAAGTGTTTTAAATTATATCTTGTAAAAAATACATAACTATTTAAAACAATCTACCTTATTATATAGTACATAATGTTAAGCCGGGGGTCGCGGGTTCGAATCCCGTCTTCCGCTCCATACCTCACTTTTTAACATCCGGCTTAACATTTTACCTACAACTTTACCTATTAAATAATATCATAGAGACTGTCTATCACTGAGACAGTCTCTTTTTTCATGCTGTCCATTACGTGGGTATAAGTCTCCATGGTCGTACTTAAATCGCTATGGCCTAATAATTTTTGCATCACTTTTGGTTCCTGCCCCAGCTCAAACAATCGGGTTGCATATGTGTGCCTGAGATCGTGGAAACGCTTTTCTTTGTCAATCCCGCAAAGTGCAAATTGTTCTCTTAGTTTTCGAGTAACATAGGTCCGATCCAGAAAACCGCCGATCTGGTTGGAAAAGGCCAGAGTGTTTTCATCCTGGCTAATGCCGCATCTGAGTAGCGTTTCAGCCTGGCTGACTTTATAGGCTTTCAATATCCCCCCGGTCCGCTTTGGGATGTTCAATTTTCGGATGCTGTTCATCGACTTAGGCGGCCCCACTAGATCCTCATATTTTAGTGTTTCGATATTTTTGACTCTTTTATATGTTTTGTAAATATCGATTGTATTCTCATCGAAATCAATATCCTTCCAGGTTAAAGCAAAAGATTCGCCTTGTCGGAGTCCCATATCGATAGACACCAGGTACAGCGCTTCAAAGTGGTGCCCCTGGATCTGCCTCACGAACCGCAACTGTTCTTCCTTTGTCATTGGGCGGACATCAGACTGTTTTATCTTTACTAGCTGTTCTGTGGCTGTTGGCTTTGGAAGGATAACTGCTTTGGAAAAGTCTCTTATAGTATATCCGTTGTTGTACATATACCGCATAAATGGCGATATTAATTTATGAACTGTCCTGATGGTGTCAACAGTTCTTTTGTCCGCTATGAGCTCTTTGTAGGCTTCTTGAATGGTCATAGAATCCATGGCGGCTATCTTTGCATCCCACAATTTAGTTTTCTTAATGTGATTCTCCATCGTCCCGTGGTACCTGTCGATTGATCCAGGCTTCTTATCAACGATACAGACATTGTAAAACCACATGGTGAATGCATCACCAAATGTTTTGACGTTGCGGAGAATCCCGGATTGCAGCTGATCTTCAACCGCTTTAATTTTGTCCTTCAGTTCCTGTTCCGTCTTTCCATAGATGTACTTGTAACCGGTCTGAAACTTTTCACTGTAAAGTTTATGAAAAAAATAATCTGTGCCGTTGATATTTTTTTTCTTATACTTTGATCTTGCCATTTTTAAACCTCCTAATTTCGGACATAAAAATGCCCGGTAGTTGTAAAACTCCGGGATATAAAGTATAATATTAATGCGTGTATACTGTGGTTATATCCCGGTATATGTAAAGCCGTTTTGCTCTGGCAGGAGCAAGGCGGTTTTTTTTATTAAATTCCTAGTAACAGTTTCTTCTTAATTTGGAATTCTTCCTCTGTTATAATTCCCTCATTGGCTAACATCCTGAATTTTCTGATTTCGTCAGCCTCGCTGTATATCTCGCCAGCGGGGGTGCTAGCAAGATCGGTCTTGTTTGACAAAACATAGTCTAATACGGCTGTTACCTCGCGCTTGTTATTTCTTGCGCGAATGTGTTCAGGTGAGTTCACCTTGTTTTCTCTGACAAGAATCGGTATTTCTATGAGGTTTCTATTTAATACGCTGGTTGATAAGGCGACCGTAATATTAGATATAAAACTTTTTCCTTTTTTCTTTCCTACATTACTGCCTACTATCGCCCCTGCCGCACCGAATAAAACACCTCCAGCAACCGCCGCACCGAGTCCACCACTTGTTTCAGTTAATCCACCGTTCTCATAAACTTCATAACCTATTAATTCATCGAATAAAAAAACAAAGGTCGATCTTTTTATAAGTAGATAATTAACGATAAACATTTTATTGTCGGAGTCAATGCTAATGCTGAAAATCTGTTGCCCAGTTGGTTTTACCAACTTCGTTTCAGTAAAAATAGCTTGGCGATCAGCGTTTTCATTTCGGCTAAGAACTAATTCTTTTATTTCGTTAACGGTCAGACTTTGAACGAGTCTTGGAGTTACTGTGCCAATGCTCTTTACGCAATTAGTACAGATATAGCCATCTCTCAACTTCACCCTATCTAACATGTTAATTTCGGTTTGATTGCAACAATTACACAACATAACAACTTACCTCCTGAATAAGATAAGTTTATTATACGTCAAATATTTTGATAACGAAACTTTAATTTAACTAAATTCTCAGTTAAATTAAGGCAATCTGCAATCTGTGAACTGCATAAACCCTCGAATTCTTTAATATCTTCCCTGATAAGCATTTCTGCATTAAACCTATCTGCCTCGATTTCATAGACACTTGTTTTAATAAATGTTCTACTGTCTAAGTAAATTGTATTTGTTCTCTTGTGTAAGATTCCGTGTCCTAATTCATGCCCACAAATTATTTGTTGCTCTCTTTCGGAGCGGTCTTTATTAATATAGATAATATTATTCCTAAGTACATATTGATAAAACCCATTTGTACAATTGGGCAAATCACAAAACAAAACACTGTAATCCAAACATTTACATAATTCGAAAGGATTGTTTGTTCCGTGCTTTTTAATTAATCGATTCACGATTTTTGGAATATCATCTCCCATATAGTCACTTCCTATATTTTTTCGGTGTGTATTTATCCTTATTCTTTTTCTTTGCCATTTCCAAACCAATCTGCATTGCATCTAATATCTGCTGTATATCTTCGTCTGTTGCAGGCCTCCCATCAAACATTAATCCCTCACTGGTTAATAATTGCTCTCTTGCATCGTCTAATACTTTTTCAATATCACGGTGGTCTCGTCGGTTGAGATTTGGTGGAGAACTGGGATTACCCCCTACTCCCATTAAACATTCAAGTGTCACCCCGAAATAATCAGCAATTTTCTGAAGTTTATCTTGCTTCGGAGTGTATTTGCCGGTCTTCCAGTTAGAAAGAGTTGCGGTCCCAATTCCAGTATCTTTGGCAACCTTATAAGCTGATATGCCACGCTCTTCTAACAATTTTTCGAAATTTTCGTACATAGTTTCCTCTCTTTAAAAATAACTTAGAAAAATAAGTTAAATATTATTGACACACTTAGAAAGCTATGCTATAGTATGGTTATAGCTTAGTTAACTAAGCTACTCACACAAGAATAGCTTTGATTTCTTTATAACTTAGTTGACGCTTTTATTATATGAGAAATCTTAGCTATTGTCAATAGCAATACATATTTATTTAAAGAAAGGAGGTTTTATTTTTGTACAAAGAATATGCACGCCTAAGAGATGCGCGCGGAATAACAGATTATAAAGTTGCAAAAGATACCGGCATTTCAACTGCTACTTTATCAAATTGGAAAAACGGAGCTTACAGACCGAAAGTGGATAAATTAGTGATTCTTGCAGATTACTTTAACATTCAAGTTGAGGACTTAATTAAAAGCGAAAACTTATAAGTTCGATAAAGCGAACCAGAAAGGAGCAAACATTTGAACGAACAAGAACAAAAACTACACCTAAAAATCGATCAAACAAAGTTAAAAGAACTTCAAGAAAAATTGAGTCGGGCAGCAGAACTTACCGAGGAATTGGATGCTGTGCTCGACTCAATAAAAAACTTTGAAGGGTTATTTAAAGCCTAATTTTTTAAATCTGTTTTCAACATATTCCTGACCAGCCGTATCGACCATTTCCTGGAAATTTGAAAATCGTGTTTTATCTGAAACGAAAGCGTTTATTTCAGAATCATCGATTGATTCAAATTCTTCTTGAGTAGAAACGGAAAATCCACCAGCTTCTAAAAATTCACCGAGATCAGTATAAGGTGTGTTTTTAGAAATAAAAGAGGCTGTGAGTATGTCTTCCACGGGGACTTGATCTTGCTTTGAAAGATCGGTTACTTCTTTTTCTAGGGCTTTAGTAAAGTCTTTGAAATTTTTAAAATCTACATTGCTCATGTTTATTTTCCTCCTTTCCTAAATTTCAGCGGTGCGACGCTGATAACTTAAGTATAGGAGTGTGAGCAAAAAGAAACCATAGTGATGTCATGAAAACAATAAACAATGTAATGAAAATTTAAAAAGGAGCCAATCTAATGCAAAAAGAACTGTTATCTGTCAAGGAGGCCGCCAAGGTCCTTGGCGTTGGTATTAATTGTGTGTATGGCCTGATTCATAGTGACCCCACATTCCCTTATGTGGTGCTGGGGGATCGGAACATTAAAGTATTGCCGGAACGATTGCCGGAGTGGAAAAGGAAACTGTTTCAAAAACAATTGGAGGATCGAACACAATGAAAAAATCTGAATTGAAAGATTACAACCGGCTATTAAGAGCCGAAAACGAGGCACTGCGTGAGATTCTACAAATGGCTGCGGATAGCCTTAGCGATGGCTGCCGGTGTGGTGAGATCAAACTGCTGCAGGAAGAAAACACCGAACTGGTCAAGGACCTGAACGACTTACAGGCCGATTGGGCAGCGCATTATACCGAGTTGCTGAGTGAGATAAATAATCTAAACACTGAGATCAATTTCTCTGATATGACGCTGCAAGAGTTTGAAAATGAACTTGATGAAAAGGGCCGGACTATCCGTGATCTGGAAGAACAAATTTTAAATCTCAACGCTGCGGCCGCTCCTAAGGCATCAGCCCCGCCATATGCACCGGGCTACAAAAGAAAAGGAGGAAAATAAATGACATTAGTTTTAGGATTAATAATTGGGTTAATGGTCGGAATCTTTGTCGGGCAGTTTGTTGATATAAGAAAGCGGGTGAAATAAATGTCTAGATTAACACTCGATCAAGTGGACCAATTAAAAACCACCAGAGAAGTTGACCGGCAGATTTTCCGGGGCTACGACGTGAAGCTGGGTGATGCGGACAAGTTCAAAATGTTTGTGGCGCTGGACCAACAAGCCAGACAACGGCCGATTTATTGGGGTGGTGTGAAGTGACAAAGCAAGAATACGACGACATTCAGTTGAGATTCGATAGAAAAATTGAGAACTCAAAACGTAATATCTATTTAACTGGAAAACGTCAGGAGGGATTCGAAACCGGAGTTTTGGCATGTAAATCTATTTTATCAGAGATTTATAGAAGACAAACAGGGACTGAGAAATGGAGGAAATGAAATGACCAGAGAGCAATTAGAACACATTGCTGACGTTCCTTATGTGGCTGACAGCCCGTATATGATTGATAACCGTGAATTCCGAGTGAGATTACAGGATCCGAATAATTGCAAAGCTCAGAAAACGCTGGAAAGATGTAAGGGGAAATATGGAAAGGAAGAATAAATGAACTATCAGGAATTTATCGAAAAGCAGTTGGAATCATACCAGAAAAAATATGATGACGCCGAAGAATGCCACGGCTCAACCGGTGAGAAGCGGTATTACACCGCTATGAAAAAGCATGAGATGTTTATTCAAGTGTTCGAAACTGCACTAAACGAACAAACATCAAAAGACAGCGGTACTGCTGAATATCGGCGTAAATGTAAAAACTTATATCAGACGTGCAAGAACATCGCCCAGCGTGACGAACCAACAAAAGCGGTGCAAATGATTTTAGGGATTTTATCCCAGGAGGCGGAATGAAATGAAGAATTATGAAAACAGAGACAATTTCAGAAAAAGAGATCACACCGTTGAGGTAGCTCTGCAATCTGGGGAATTTAAAGGTTCTGTACTGTTACAAATTGGTGGTAATTGTCAAGGCGTTGATATCATTGAGGCTGCGCTTGATCTAGTCTGCGACATTGACGATTCAAATTTTACGAAAAATGATATTGGTCTCAGTTATTCCGGAAATGATGATGAAGGGGATGAGTGGTTTCAATGCGTATTAACAAATGTATTTGGTGACGATTGCGAAATTGAGGATACGGTTAACGGCATCCGCCGGTTGGTTGTCTCGGCTGAAATTATCGACTGTGAAATTATTAAAAATTAAAAAAATCCCCAAACAGCGGGAACTGTTATCAGGGGATCAAAGTAAACACTTACAAAAATTATACAACGAAAAAGGAGAAATTGCAAATTGATAGCATATAAAGTTTTTAACAGTGATTGGACATGTCGAAGATTCCAGTATCAGGTTGGTGAAACCTATGAAGAAAAGGTTAACCCATCGGTGTGCGACCGGGGATTTCATTTCTGCAAGAAGTTAGCAGATTGCTTTAATTATTACAATTTCGACCCGAATAATAAGGTCGCCATGATCGAAGCGTTGGGCGATATTGCCGAGGGCGACGACAAGTGTTGTACGAATAAAATTAAGATTGCAAAAGAGCTGACCTGGCATGAAGTTTTAGAAATGGTAAATATTGGTAAAGGCAATACCGGTTTGGGGAACACAGGCCACCAGAACACAGGCCACCAGAACACAGGCCACCGGAACACAGGCGACCGGAACACAGGCCACCGGAACACAGGCGACCGGAACACAGGCCACCGGAACACAGGCGACCGGAACACAGGCCACCGAAATAACCTGGTATCAATGGCGAAATAGTCGGGCTTATGATCTGCTATGGAATGTTGATAGTCGACCAACAGAATGGATTTACGCCGAAGATATGACCGATCAAGAAAAATCGGATTATCCGACCTATGAAACAACCGGCGGTTACTTAAAAGAACGTGACATCAGCAAGGCTTATCAGGAGTGGTGGGGCCAGTTAAGTGATGATCAAAAGCAGTGCATTAAGGAGATTCCTAATTTCGACGCTAAGAAGTTTCAGCAAATCACTGGGATTAATGTGGAGGTAGCTTAATGGAAATCTGTGCAGATCAAGCGGTTGATTATACCTTATCAACCGAACGGATCAAAGAGATCCTGGAAGCGAACGGCTACAATGGTAAGCTTGATAAAGGTCTTGTCTATTCGAGACCAGGCTGTCACGACGTAAAAATTGTTGAGGGCTTTGCCGGTGGGCATCTGTTCCGGGTTAATGGTTGGATGCTGACGAAACTGGACAAGGCGCTGGAAAGATCGGGGGCGAAATGACAACTATCGAAGAAGCGGAACGTCTTAGAGATAACTATCATTTTGGAGAACCGCAGGGATCGGGTTCTTTATACCTGAAATTAATGCCGGTGGTAACTGCAACCGGCGAAATAGCGATGATTGCTGAACAGCCTTACGTGAAATTTATGAAAAATAAAAAGATTGATGTTCTGGGGTTTGAGCCCACGCCAAATGGTGTGATTATAAAGTACAAAAGTAAAAACTCTCCTGTTGTCGGTATTGTTGAGTTCAAAGATGTTTCAAACAGATTAAAAAAGAAGGAGGTTTAAATGGCTGATCAATTAATATTTGTCAGACAGAAAAAGACACCATCGACCAAGAGTGAAGTGATCCGGGTGGATGGTGATTCCTACAATGAGATTGTCAGAGTGGCACACGAGGCCGGGATTTCGGTTCAAAAGGCCGCTTCAAATATGATTAAATTCGCAATCGAACGTGTTTCGTTTGTAGATGAAGAAGATTCTGAATTAAGAGAAGGAGAAGAACAATGTTAGAAATTACAGTAAATGTTACAGGATTAGAAGGTTTGGTGGAAGCTTTGAAGGGGTTGGCAGTCAGACAAGGCACGGCAGTTATGGATGTCCAAGCGCCGCAAATTCAACAGCCAATGACACCGGCGCAAGCAGCAATGCAAAACTTGACACAACCGCAGCCAATTCAAGCACCGGCCCCACAACAGACAGCTCCACCGATAACAGTTCCTGTGGATCAGCCCGTACAGCAACCAATGCAGCAACCAGTTCAAGCACCCCCCGTTGGGATTCCAACGACTGCGGTGAATTACACCCTTGATCAGTTGGCGGTAGCCGCAACACAGTTAAATGATATGGGAAAAAGAGACGCTTTAGTGGCGATGCTCAACCGTTTCGGGATCCCTAACATGACGCAGTTACCAAAAGAAATGTATGGGGCTTTCGCCAACGAGTTAAGAGTTTTAGGGGCGAAACTATGAGTCATGCCCTACTCAATGCAAGCGGAGCGTCGCGGTGGCTTAATTGTCCACCGAGCGCCCGCTTAGAACAGGATTTCCCGGACTCAACCAGTGAGGCCGCTGCTGAGGGCACACTGGCCCACGCTCTAGGTGAGCTGAAACTGCAAAAGTATTTTACCCCGATGTCAAAAGCGACTTTCACGAAGCGCCATAACAAGATTAAGGCAGATCCGCTCTACACCAAAGAAATGGAGGATTATACAGACGAATACCTGGACTACATTAAAGACACCGCTTTGAAGTACCCATCTCAACCGACCGTAACAATAGAAAAAAAGGTCGACTTTTCATCATATGCCCCTGAGGGGTTCGGAACGGCCGACTGTATTTTAATCAGCGGGGACACGCTTCACATTATCGATCTTAAGTATGGTAAAGGGGTACCGGTATCGGCTGAGAAAAACCCTCAGATGCGCTTATATGCGCTGGGGGCCTTAAAGGAATATGACTTCATTTATGCGATCAATAAGGTCGAAATGGTGATTTTTCAACCGAGACTGGACAATATTTCCGTGGATGCAATGGAAGCTGAAACTTTATTAAACTGGGGAAATGCCTTTGTAAAACCTTTAGCGCAGCAAGCATTCAAGGGTGAGGGTGAGTTTACCCCAGGCGATCATTGCCGATTCTGTCGGGCAAAAGCAGTGTGCAGGGCCCGAAGTGTAACCAACACGGCATTGGAAGATTTCAAAGGCAAATTACCCCCGGTGCTGAGTAATGAAGAAGTTGGAGACCTGTTATTAAAAGCCCAGGATCTGGCAAAGTGGGCGGAGGATCTGAAGGAACACGCTTTAAAAATGTGTTTAGCTGGCGAGACTGTCCCCGGATGGAAAGCCGTGGAAGGTCGGTCAAATCGATGTTTTACGGATACCGATGCCGCCTTTAAAGAGTTGACAACAAAAGGACTGGCTAAAGAAGAAGTCCTCTATATCAGAAAGCCGATCACCCTGACAGAGACAGAGACACTTTTAGGCAAGAAAGAATTCAGCACCGCTTTATCCGATTTTGTAATCAAACCACCCGGAAAGCCGGCACTGGCTAAAGAAACAGATAAGCGAGAACCATTAACCCTGAAAACTGATGCAAACACAGACTTTGCAAACATTCAAATCTAAAAAATCTTAAGGAGATATAACATTATGAAACAACCAACACAAGTAGTAACCGGACAGGTAAGACTGACATTCCCTCATTTATTCCAACCATATTCAAACCAACCTGGTCAGGAACCAAAATATTCAACCACCATGCTTTTACCCAAATCAGATATAGCCACAAAAGCAAACATTGACGCTGCTATAAATGCCGCTGTTGAACTGGGAATTTCCAAAAGCTGGAATGGTGTTCGACCACCTAAAATTAATTTATCGATCCATGACGGTGACGGGGTACGACCCAACGGTGAACAATTTGGCCCAGAGTGTAAAGGGCATTGGGTCTTTACGGCATCCAGCAAGAACGCTCCTGAAGTGGTTACATATCCCGGTCTTGAAAGAATCTTGAATGAATCGCAGGTTTACTCTGGTATTTATGCCCTGGTATCACTTAACTTTTTCCCTTACGCGGCCAGTGGGAATAAAGGCATTGGAATTGGACTTAATAACGTCGCCAAGGTTGCGGACGGGGAGCCATTAGGAGGGCGGACAACCGCTGCCAATGATTTTGCCGGGGCAACACAACCTCAACAAGATAGCCAATGGCCTAATCAATTAGGTGGACAACAGCAACAAGGCTATCAAGCGCCACCTCAAACATACCAGGCACCGCCAGCGCAGCAGGCTTACCAACAAGCACCGCAGACCTATCGACAGCAACCGGCAGCACAACCGCAGAATTATCAGACACCGGTACAACAAGGATACCAGGCGCCACCTCAGCAAGGTTATCAACAAGCACCGCCTCAATCGGCTCCGCAGCAAATTGATCCGATCACCGGGCTTCCTATCGGGGGCGTGTATGGGATATGAGGCATCATTTAAATATTGATATTGAAACCTACAGCGATGTAGATATTACCAAGTCGGGACTGTACAAATATGTACAGTCCCCTAATTTTCAAGTTTTACTGTTTGCTTACTCCTTTGACGGCGCTCCGGTTGAGATCGTTGATCTGGCGCAGGGGGAAGAATTAAACTTGGCGCTCATTGAGGCCTTGTTTAACCCTGCTGTAACGAAACATGCTTATAATGCCGCTTTTGAGTGGTATTGCCTGTCTAAGTATCTCAATATTTTAGATGATCCTATCAGCTGGCTACAACAGTGGGAATGTACCATGTTCCACGGCCTGTATTGTGGCTACCCTGCGGGACTGGGAGCCTCAGCGAAAGCTTTAGGGCTACCCCAGGACAAACAGAAGGACACCGCCGGAAAAGCACTGATTAAATATTTCTGTGTGCCTTGTAAACCATCTCGAACCAATGGAAATAGAACCCGAAACCTCCCTCACCATGACCCGGATCGATGGTCTCTTTTTAGTGATTATTGTAAACAGGATGTTGTCGTGGAGATGGAACTTGAAAAGCGATTATCCAGCTTCCCTGTACCAGACTTAGAACAATACTATTGGCGGCTGGATCAGCAAATGAACGCCCGGGGTATCCGGGTTAACACCGATCTGATTGATAGTGCTATCTATTGCAATGACGTGGTTATGGACGAATTAAAAAATGAAGCGGTTAAAATAACCGGACTTGCAAACCCTAACAGCGCCGCCCAGTTAGGTGATTGGTTAAATGCCCAAGGTGTAACCGTGGATAACCTCCAAAAAGCAACTGTGGCTGAGCTCCTTTTCACAACAACGGGAGACCCTAAACGAGTATTAGAAATCAGGCAGGAAAGTGCAAAAACCAGTGTCAAGAAATATCAGGCCATGGTGAATACTGTCGGTCATGATGGTCGGATTCGAGGACTTTTACAGTTCTATGGAGCGAACCGGACCGGGCGATGGGCGGGGCGCTTTGTGCAAATGCAGAACCTTCCCCGTAACTATCTTGATACCTTGGATCATGCCAGGGATTGCGTCATCAACAAAAACATTGATGCTCTAAAAATTGTTTATGGAAATATACCGGACACGTTGTCGCAGCTGATCCGGACGGCTTTTATTCCAACTGAAGGACGAACGTTTGTTGTTTCGGATTTCAGCGCCATTGAAGCCCGGGTCATTGCCTGGTTAGCCGGTGAACAATGGCGTCAGGAAGTATTTGCCACTCATGGCAAGATCTATGAAGCTTCGGCGAGTGCTATGTTTGGTGTTCCGCTTGAAAAGATTAAAAAAGGTAACCCTGAATATGCACTCAGGCAAAAAGGCAAGATCGCAGAATTGGCTTTAGGTTACCAGGGATCAACAGGGGCACTGATCACCATGGGCGCCCTCAACATGGGATTAACCGAGGATGAATTACCAGATATCGTTACCCGTTGGCGACAATCTAATAAACGAATTGTTGACCTCTGGTACAAGATCGGCGGTGCTGCCATTGATACGATGCAAACAGGACAGGCAACCGGGGTAAATGGTGTTATTTTTGCCCGGGAAGGTGACTTTGAAAACGGTCAGGATTTTTTAACAATCCGATTACCCAGCGGGCGAAAGCTGTTTTATGTTAAGCCGTTTCTTGCTCCTAACCAATGGGATCGGGATGCCTTGTTTTATCAGGGCATGGATCAGACAACAAAGAAGTGGGTTAACCTCCAAACATACGGCGGTAAGCTGGTGGAAAACATTGTCCAGGCGATTGCCCGGGACTGTTTGGCTGTGGCCATCGATCGATTAGCCCAGGAGAGTTATGAGGTGGTGATGAGCATCCATGATGAGGTTATTATCGATTGCCCGGTTGAACGGGCGGATCTGGAACGGATCAACGCGATCATGGGCGCACCCATCGAATGGGCACCGGGGCTTTTGCTCAACGCCGAAGGTTATATTACCAACTACTATAAAAAAGACTAGGAGGAACGCAAATGAGACCTGTATTAAAATACCCCGGAGCGAAATGGCGGCTTTCTCCATGGATCATCGAAAACATGCCGAATCATGAAAGTTATTTAGAACCTTATTTCGGGAGCGGTGGAGTTTTCTTCAATAAACCAAAATCAAGGCTGGAAACAATCAATGATATAAATGGTGAGATTATTAATTTTTTCAGAATCTGCAGGGATCGACCTGAAGAATTAGGCCGGTCAATTAGCCTAACGCCATGGGCAAGGGATGAACTTAAATCCTGTAAAAATACTGAAACAGATGATGAAGTTGAAAGAGCCAGAATTACAGCGGTAACCTGTTTTATGACATTTGGGTCAAGACAAGTTTCCAATACCTGGCGGTACTCAAGCGGTGCAAAGAAAAATGGCGGCCCTGACAATGCAAAGCTGTGGAATAATCTTCCATTCATTGTCTGTGAAGTCGCTGAAAGATTGAAGGATGCTCAAATTGAAAATAAATCAGCAATCGAGTTAATCCTAAAATTCAATGGCCCAAACGTTGTGATTTATTTAGATCCACCATATGTAAAAAGTACCCGGACGTTGAATGGAGATCAATATACCCACGAAATGACGAATTCTGACCATGAAGAATTACTGTATACTGTTTCAGGTCATGAAGCAAAAATTATTCTGAGCGGTTATGATAATGAACTCTACAACGATTATCTAAAAGATTGGCGAAAGATTCAAAAGCCGACTCGAATTGAGCGCGGACGTATTAAGACCGAAACACTTTGGTTGAATTTTGGTGAAAAAGACTAGGAGGGCTATCTATTGAATCACGATAAACAACTAACAATCTCCGCAGCAGGCAGCCGAAAAGCCACCTCCTGGCCACCACGGACGCTTATGTGGTCTGAATTCGTTGACCGGCTGAAAACGCCTGTTAGAAGTGCGGAAACCTTACAGCAGTATCTAAACTATAACAAAGGCATCCAGGATGATCTGAAGGATGTCGGTGGCTTTGTTGGGGGAACCCTGGAAGGTAGTGTCAGGAAGGCCGGTCATGTTATCGGTCGGGATCTGATCACGCTGGATATGGATAATATCCCCTCTGAAGGTACTACCGGCATTTTACAACGGATTGGGTCCATGGGCTTTGCCTGTGCGGTCTATTCGACCCGGAAACATGAAGCAATTAAACCGAGATTACGAATTGTAGCACCCTTATCCCGCACCGCTACCGCTGATGAATATGAGCCGATAGCCAGGAAGCTTGCTAGTATTTTAGGCATTGAATTCTGTGATCCAACAACCTTCCAGCCGATGCGGTTAATGTACTGGCCGTCGTGTTGCTCTGACAGCCAATATGTGTTCCACGTATGGGATAATCCACTAATTAACACAGATGGAATGCTGGGAATGTACGCCGATTGGCGAAATATTTCCGAGTGGCCAGTGGTTCCCGGAACGGATCAAGCGCATGAACGACTTCTTAAAAAACAGGAAGATCCGACTACTAAAAAGGGTGTTGTGGGCGCTTTCTGTAAGACCTACGACATTTATAAAGCCATTGAGACGTTCATACCCGGTGAATACGCCGCTTGTGATACTGCTGATAATCGGTTGACTTTTACCGGCGGATCTACAACCGGGGGTGCTGTTGTCTATGAAGATGGGCTTTTCTTATACTCCCATCATGCAACGGATCCCTGCAGCGGGAAGTTGGTTAACGCGTTTGACCTGGTGAGGCTGCATAAGTTTGGCGATCAGGATGATAACGTCGTGCCAGGAACACCGGCGAATCGTTTACCAAGTTTTACCGCGATGTGTCAATTTGCAGTGGCCGATCAAGCCGTAACCGGTCTGATGAATCAGGAACGATATGAACAGGCAACCGAGGAATTTTCCAAAGTAAGTATTAATGGAACCGTCGAGGGGCCTAACACCGGTACTGCTACACCAGAACCAGAGAACCTGGACTGGATTAACCAAATGGAAGTGGCTCCGACAACAGGCTTACCGACTAAAACAATTGACAACGTGCTGATCATCCTGGAAAATGACCCCCGGCTTAAAGGCAAACTGGCTTTTGATGAATTCGCAAACCGTGGTTTAGCGATGGGATCCCTCCCCTGGGATGTCCGGGACGAACGCCGGGCATGGAGCGACCCGGATGATGCAGGACTACTCCATTATCTGGAACATGTTTATAAGATCCAGTTATCCGATAAGCGGCTTTATGCCGCTATGACAATCTGCTCACAACGGCATAAATTTAATGATGTGAAAGACTACCTGACCGGTTTAACTTGGGATGGCGTTAAACGTCTCGATACGATTTTTACCGATTATCTGGGTGCTGAGGACAATATTTACACCCGCGCAGTGGCCAGAAAGAGTTTGGCCGCCGCCGTGGCCAGAGCTATGATCCCCGGTACCAAATATGATTACATGCCGATACTGGGCGGACCCCAGGGGATTGGTAAGAGTACCTTTTTAAGGCTATTGGGCCACAAATGGTATTCAGACAGCTTGCAGACCTTTGAAGGCAAAGAAGCCAGTGAAATGATCCAGGGAGTCTGGATTAATGAGTTGGGTGAATTAACCGGGCTTTCCCGGTCAGAA